CAGGCCGCGTTCCGCGCAGCGTGCGCGTCCCCGTTCGCCGCGAAGCAACTCGCGCAGGTCTTGACGCCGCTGTTCGCGGCCTACGCCCGCACGCTCGATCTTCCCGGCGTCGAGCCGATGTTCGTGGAGCTGTTCGCGAACATGCACGGGCGCAGCGAGACTGTCCTGAACCGGGCGTTCACGTTCGGCTCCTGGTCGTCCGTCACAGGCACCGGCACGGGCGCGATCAAGCGGCTCACGAAGGACGAGTACGACTACACGATCGAGTCCGGGTTTGCAGAGTTGAAGACGGCGAAGTGCTACCGCGACGCGACGTCCGGCGGCACGCGGCACGAGGAGGAGTTCAGCATCTACGGCGAAACGGCCGGCAAGGACGCGCTGGAACTCAACGGGTCCGGAAAGTCCGTGAACCTCTCGTGCCTTTCGGCGCGCACTACCGAGAGCTTCGTCAACAACCCGTCGTTCGAGAACGTCAACGCCCCGAGCGGTACGCTCGCCGCGGGTGGAGTGCTCGGGTGGACGGAGTCCGACATCGCGAACCTCGTGACCGTCACGAGCGACTACTACAAGGACAACCCGCGCTCGACGACGTCGCGGTGCCTGCGGTTCTCGACGAACGCGAGCATCTACCAGCGGATGATCGACATCCCGCTCAACCGGTGGAACCCGGCCATCCCGCTCTACGCGCAGATCGCGTTCAAGCGGGAGTCGTCCTGTGACGGAACGCTCACGCTCACGATCGGATCCACGTCGGCGTCCGTGTCGCTCTCAGCGCAGTCGGGCTGGACGGTGCTCACGTTCCCGATCACGACGGCGGCGTGGTTCCGCACCTGGAACAAGAGCGTGCCGTCCGGGACCCTCACGAACTCGCTCGTGAAGATCGAGCTGTCGAGCCGCACGACGGGGACGCTGCTCATCGACGACCTCATCGTGGGCCCGTACACGAAGGTGGACGGCGCGTGGATTGCGATGGTCGGCGGAGCGACCCCGTTCCTCAAGGGCGACCTGTTCACGGTCACGGACACGTGCGCGGACACTGGCATCGTGCAGACGTGGCTCGCACGCACGTTCGGCATCTACCTGCCCCACACGAGCGGCTCGCCGACGTGGGCGGAGCCGACGTAACGTGAGCACTCTCACCGACGCCGTCAAGGCGCGCCACCAGACGAACCGACTCGCGCAGCTCACGCAGAAGGACACGCGGGCGACGACGGCAATCGACGACACAGTCCTCGCGCTCGCCGCGGCCGACGCGACCGCCGAGTTCGAGATCAAGTCCGGGCGCACGTTCGACGACACGAACGCGCAGCACATCCGACTCGTCGTTCCGGGTGTGCTCGCATTCCTGATGTCCTACAACGGGCAGGACGTCGCGTCGCAGCTCCTCAACTCCTACGCGAAGCGCTGCGAGGAGTTCCGCGAGACGGACGTGAACCGACGCATCACGCCGCAGACGAACATCCTCCGCGGGCCGACGACGGACGTTGACGCGGACGGTACCGGTCGGCGCCCGGAGTTCGACCGCTCGCGCTTCCGCGATCTCGATGTGGCGGTCCCTCCCTCTTCCGACCCGACGGGCGCATGACGTGCCGAGCACGATCACTGTCCGGCTCTCTGGCCGAGACGACTCGATCCGACTGACGGCGCGTCTGCGCGACGTTGCCACGGCGCTCAACATGATCGGCAACCGCGCGGCCGCGCACTCGCGCAAGGCGTTCGAGGATCAGCGCCTCGGCGACGTCCAGTGGCCGGAGCGGTCGCCGAAGCAGGCCGATCCTTTCATCAACGTCGCGCCCGTGATCCGCAACGCTGGCGCGGGGCAAGCGCCGCGCGCCGACGACTTCCGCCGGCGGCCAGCGCTCGGCGGGGCCAGCGGGAGCCTCGCGCAGTCGATCGCGTCCGAGGTGAGCGGCTCTGCCGTCACCGTCGGGACGACGTTCGACGGCGCGTCGATGTACCAGTACGGCGGATCCGGGACGATCCCGATCACGGACACGACGCGGGAGACGATCAAGCGGTTCCTCGGCATCGGAGGGAAGCGCAAGGCGAAGGAGCGCGTCAAGGTCGGGAGCGGGACGGAGATCGACGCGGCTGGAAACCGGACGCGGACGAGCGTCTACGCCCCCGCGGGTCGCAGCGAGTACGCGAGCAAGCTCCTGTTCGCGCTCAACCCCGAGACAAAGTCGATGACGGCCTCCGCCGCGCCGCGCCCGTTTATCGGGTGGACGCGCGAGCTTGAGACCGACGTGCTCGGAGAGCTGGCCGTGTGGGTCGGAGGCGAGGTCGCCTCGTGAGCACGCCCGACGTCGCCAACATCCTCCGGCTCCCGGGCAAGCTGTCGCACTCGCCGACGTCGCTCACGACGGCGTACCCTCACGGCGGCACGGCGCTCGGGACGGTCGGCCGGCGGCGCTGGCGTCCGATGATCCCGCCGTTCGTCGTCACGGCGTGGGAGTGGGGCGGCGCGCCCGTGGAGGTGATCCAGGGCGGCGGCGCATGGGTGCTCGAGGGCGAGCTCCGCGAGTTCGACGCCGACGCGCTGGCCGCTCTCCTGCCGCAGTACGCGGCCGGTGCGCAGGGCGGCCCGACGCTGAAGCTCAAGGCCAACGTGGACGCGACCCGCGCGGGCGTCTCTCTCGGCACGTCGCTCGGCAAGGTGGTCGTATTCACGCCTGACGGGCTCGACGACCTCCCGCTTGTGCTCTTCCGCCGCGGCGTTCCGGCGCCGGCGGACGACGTGTCGTTCGCCCTCAGCGGAGCAGAGAGCGGCGCGCTCAAGTTCCGCTGGTACGCGACGCCCGACTCTGCGGGGCTCGTCGCCGACGTCGGAATGCGAAGGGACCTCACCCTGTGAACCGCCTTCAGATCGCCCGGCAGGTTCAGACGCTTCTCCGCGCTGTCGCGTGGGCAGACGCGGAGGTCGCGTTCGCGGCCGACTCCGTTGTCATCACGCTCGGCATCGCCGAGGACGTGGCGATCGAGCCGCGCCTTCCGCTTGTGATGATCCGACCGGGCAACGAGGACAGCGATCCCGGGAACGACGAGGAGCCGGGATCTGTCGGCATCGAGTTCTCGGTCGTGGTCGTCGTCGCCAACGCGCAGGACCAGCACGGCGAGACCGCACTCATCGGGTCGCAGCGCACGACTGGATCGACCGGCCGCGGGTTGCTCGAGGTCGAAGAGCTTGTGAAGCTGGCGCTGCTCCAGAAGGGCCCCGCGTCCGGCCTCCCGATCGTCTTTCGCGGTTCGACGACGTCAGAGCCGATCACGCACTCGTCGCTCGGGTACATCGTCATCGGAACGTACCGCTTCCGCGCCGTGGGTACGGTCGCGCGGACGTACCAGCGGCCCGGCGGTTTCGCGGCGACGGCCGGAGCCGGGTCGGTCGCGCTCTCCTGGAACGCCGCGACGCGCTGGGATCACCGTCGGTTCATCTTGCGGCGCGCGAGTGGAAGCACGGCCCCGGCGACGTCGGCCAGCGGGACAGGCGTCACGCTTGGCGGCACCCCGGACGGAGCGAGCGCGACGAGCGTCACCGACACGCTCGCCGCGGGCACGTACAGCTACTCGCTCTTCGCCGCGTACGACGACACGGACTCGAGCACGGACGCGCAGATCTCCGCGGCGCGATCCATCACCGGACTGGTCGTGACCTGATGGAGACCCGCGACGTCAAGCTGCGGATCGAGCTGGACGCCACAACGGCGGCGGCGTCCTCGGACGGACTCGGCGCGACGCCGGGCCCGGTCAACCCTGGGGCCCCGTCAACGCCTGGGGCACCGACTCCGGACGCCGGAGCTGGAGCGGGGGGCGGAGATGCCCCGACGACGCCGGGGGGCGCCCAACCGCAAGGCGAGGGCGCTCCCGCGTCTCCTGGTCGAGGCGGAGCATCCGAGGCGGAGAGCGCGCGCCGCGTCGAGGAGAGCGTCGTCGAGAAGCTCACGGGCACCGGCTCGCGTCTCGCGCGCGCCGCAAAGGGCGGAAGCCTCTCGTCCGAGGCGCTCGCCCTGGTCGGCACCATTCCCGGCGCCGGGACTGCAGCCCGCGGTCTCTCGCTCGTCGAGCGGTACGGCCCGATGGCCGCGGCGGCCGTGGACGAGCTCTCCCCCGACGCGGCCAAGCCCGCTACGTCGATGGCGCTGGGCGCGACGGAGGAAGCGGCCCGCAAGTTCGGCCGCGCCCGCGCGACGCTCGACTCATTCGGCGCCGCGTACGATCGCGCCGTGGACCTCGCGGCGAATGATCGGATCGTTGCGGGCGCGGTCGATCCGGCGTTCATCGCTGAGTACGCCCGACGGTCCTACCTGGAGGCGGCCGAGATGGCGGAGATCGAACGCAACCGCCGCATCCTCGGAAGCGAAGCGGCCGGCGCCGGAATGGCGGCAACGCTTCGCGGTGTTTTGTCTGCCGGACTCGGCGCGGCGGTGGGCAAGTGAGCGCCCTCACGCGCGAGGTCACGATCACCTACAACTCGTACTCGGTCGGCGGATCGAGCACGACGAAGCTCGTGCACGGGTTCCAGGTCCAGGAGGCATCGAAGGACCGCGCGGCGATCACTTTCGACGTCGTCGTCCTCGGCGACACCGCGGCGGCGTTCGCGTCGATCTGCTCTGCGATAGAGACCGCGTACTCGACGCCGTACAAGGACCTGACGGTTGCGCTCGGAGCGTCCACGCTGATCGGCGTCACGCAGTCGGGATCGACCGGACTGGACGCCATCGCGTCGATCTCCGTGCCGGGCGGCCCCCCGGACTCGGGCCGGTCGCGGCGCTACCGCGTGCGCATCGAGTACGGACTTCCGGCGACCTGGGCGACCACTTCGGGCCTGCGCGACTCCCGCGTGACCGTGAGCAAGACGCCCGCGGACAAGGCCGAGGTCCGGCTCTCCGGAGAGTTCACGGCGATCACGTCGAGCGACGCGAAAGCGGTTCACGACGCGGCGATCGACACGTGGGCGGCGGCGCAACTGTCGTGGCTCGGGATCACGTCCTACGAACTCGTTCAGGAGGCGGCGCTCGAAGTCTCTGTGAACCGGAAAACGTGTCGGTTCGAGCGCATCTACCGGCAACTGATCTTCTCGCAGGCGGGCACGACGGACGACACGGGCATTCGCGAGCAGCGCCTGGTGGTGACGCGCGCACGCCGTGGGTCGGAGTTCTCGCCGTACGAGAGCGCGGGCGCTGGCTTCGGCGGCAGTTCTGCGAGCGACCCCGGCGCAACGTTCCCGGGCGGTATCGACCCGAACTCCCCTACGGGAGCGGGAAGCGGCGCGGCCACCGTCGTTCCGCTGATGGACGTCGGCGCCACGTACTCCGCGTGGATCGACAAGGACGTGACGCAAGACCTGAAGGCGAAGTGGACGTCCATTGAGTCGTGGGTGATCCAGCAGATCGCGGAGCAGATCGGGACGTCGTCCTTCGGCCTCCTCGCGGCCACGCCGAGCTACCACAAGGACGAGAACCGGATCGACGCCGTGATTTCCGGCGTTGCGGCCGACCCCGAAGGCGGGGACCTGGTCCAGAACCTCGTCGAGGTGGTCAACACCGTCGTTCCTGGGTTCGAGTTCCTGCCCGTGTGGGACGGCAACCCTGAGAGCGTCCTCGCGTTCGAGGGCACGCGGATCGTCACGAAGCAGGAGACGCGGCGCAAGCGCACGCTCGGGACCGGAGGTGGCTTCGAGTCAGCGCCGTACTCCCCTCCGCGCAGCGCTGCCGGCGACGCCACGGCGCCGCTTGCGTCCGGGTGGTACGTCCTCTCTGACGTCACCGGCACGCGCCCCGTGTCGATCGGCCGTGGGCAGTACGTCGTCGCGATGACCGAGACGTGGAACGCGCGCGTTTCGCGTCGTGTCGTGAGCGTCTGATGGGCGGCTCACGCGCGACGTTCGCCGGCAAGCCGATCGTCGGGTCGATCTCGTGGGGCCTCTCGTCGGGGACCTCGGCGCGCACCGCAGTCGTCAACATGACGCACCGGAACGCGGCGGAGCTGCTCGGCTCCCCAGGCATCGGCGGAGCGATCACCGGCGGCGGCCCGGCCTCGGCATCCACCGCAAAGACGCACACGCTCAAGCTCGGCGCTGGCGGCCGAGACGGTACGTTCGAGGGGCTCTACATCCTCCACGAGGTCGCGGCCCCGTCGCCGAAGTGGCGATCGTTCCTGATCGCCGATCGCCGGTGGCTCTGGCCGAACGCGGTCTACCGTCGGTCGATCAACGAACGGCGCGTGGTCGGAACGACGCGGCTCCTGTCGCCGGACCAGCTCGACCGAGTGGACCTCGCGCCGGACCTTGCGTACAAGGTCTACTCGCTCCGAAACCAGACGACTCCGTGGACGGCAACCGACCTCCTGCGCGACCTGGCCGACGAGGTCCAGAGATGGGAGTCGCAGGAGGGCGGCGCGTCACCCAACGTCGTCGTTCCGGCGATCGGGCCCGGTGCAGATCTCCCGATCCAGGACCTCGAGCTCGACGGATCACTCGACTCGTGCATCGAGCGGGTCATGGCGTATCTGCCGGGCCTCGACGTCACGGTCGATGCGAACGGAGACGTGCGGTTCTTCTGGCGCACTGGCACGGAGGAGAGCGAACAGATCGCGGCGTCTGGTCCAGAGATCAAAGGCGGCGGCCACGTCCAGCCCGTGAGCTTCAAGCGCACGCGCCCGCGCAAGGTCCGCGTCTACTTCACGCTGCACGTCGAGGCGCGCATCGACACGGAGGAACTCGCAAGCACGTCGAGCACGTCGGCGCCGGACCCGGACGGTTGGACCGCGGACAACGTCTTGCCCGTCCCGGACTACGAACTCGCGCTCACGACCGGCGCCACGGTCACCACCGGCACGTGGGTGACGTTCCCCGTTGCACTCGCGAGTTGGGGCGCGCCGCCTGGAGTCGCCGGGGCACTCGACTTCCCGCTCATCCGTCGCGCGATGGCCCCCGGCAACTCGCTCGCCAACATGTTCGAGGAGCACGGGCGCGCGTCTCCGGATCAGGACTGGGTGCGACGCGGCGGCGCGATCGAGGCGCACTACCGGCGCACGTTCCGCGTCAACCCTCGCATCATGGACCGCGTGAGCAACGTGCGGGCCTCGCGCGTGGCGACGATCAACCCGGAGCAGGGCACCCGCGGCCGCGCGTCCGTGTGGTCCGACTTCGCGTACCTGCCGACCGGCCGAAGTCGCTACGCGGAGTACGCGAACTCGGCGCACACCTCCGCCGTGATGAACTGCGCGTGCTACCCGTCGAGTGGGCTGATCTCCGGCACGCCCGCGGCGCCGGCATCCGTGACGATCGACGACGCCGACCAGGGCATCTACACGATCACATACGAGCCGACGCCAACGCGGCTGTACGTCGAGACTCTCCCATCTCAGGTGGAGACGCAGGGAGCGAACACGCAACCCGGCACGCTCGTGGCGGCGATGTCCGCTGGCCCGTCCCCGTACCTGCGGCGCTCGACGCGCGCGATCGGGTGGAACATCATCGGTCGGTTCCAGTCGCCCGCCGAGCTCACGGCGAACCACAAGACGATCACGATCCTCACCGTCGTCCCCGCGGCGCCGAACACGAAGCGCGCGATGTGCTGGGTGGACGTGACGCCGGGCGACGTGCCCTCGTTTCCCGGGCAGGGCGAGTGCGAGGGCCCGATGCTCGAGATCCGCGTCGGGCCCGGGCTCGAGGTCGGCCGCATGGCGTGGCTGGACTCGCGCAAGGACGAGCTTCGCGCGGCAATCACCTCGGACGACGCGCGCCCGGTGACCGGGTCCGAGGTCTACGCACTCGCCGACCTGGTCACCAACTACAACTCCGGCGGAGCGGGCGGCAACGCAGCATCGCTGACGTCGATCGCGCGGGCGTGCGCAGCGCGCGTGTGGCACTCGATGCGGGATCGCCAGCTCGGCGCAGCGACGTTCCGCTTCACCCCCGGGGCACAGCTCGCCGGTGCGCTGACGGAGATCGAGCACGAGCTGTCGATGACGGGCGCACTCACGACGCGGATGAGCCTCCCCGCTCGGATCGAGGGACTGGACCTGACGCGGTACACGGACGCGGCGACTCGACGCGTGCTCTTCCGCACGATCGCGTCTTGAGGTAGGCATCCGTCATGCGCATCGGCGACTCACGCACGCTTGAGGGCCCCGGGCTCGTTCCGGCGCAAGATCACCGGCGCGTTGACGTAGACGTGCGGGCGGGCCTCGTGGCCGTGCGCGTGGTCGATCGCGACTCGACGATCAACGGCGGGCAGCTCCGCGAGAACGAGGACTTGCACGGCGACGTGCAGGGCCTGTTCGTGTGGCCGGCGGCCGGGCAAGCTCGCCCGTGCGCGATGTGGCGGCACTCGTTCCCGTGCGTCGTGCGCCCGAACGGACCGACGATCGAGGAGATCACCCCGCGGACGATCCCTGCGCCCTACGAGGACGCCGCGCTGACGGGCGGCGGGTACGGCGGCGGCGGAAGCGTGGCGGGAGACATCGCCGCGGACTCGCGGACGTTCGTGGGCGGGCCGTCGTTCGACCCGTGGGGCAACCTCATCGTGAAGCCGGGCGGCCCGGGGTTTGGAGCAGCGTAGCATGGCGACACCGCTCGGTCCGTACTCGCCGCCGTGGTTCACGCGCGGGGCCGGGGACTCCGGCTTCTTCAACGACGTGCCGACGTTCTGGCTGTCGGGCGCGAGCTTCCAGAGCGAGCCGGTGGACGAATACACCGGCGGCGTGAGCTTCGGGATCGTGACGGAGTTCGCGCAACTCGGCAACGTGACGATCGGGCAGCCGACGCAGTTCGCGCAGATCGGCGGGAACGGCCTCTTCAGCATCAACGGGCCCGGGATCATCCCGAACTTCGGGCCCTTCGGTCTGAACGTCGGACCGCTCCGCGAGGCTGGCAACGCGCGCCCGGACACGTCGCGTCCGCTCGGCTACGTTCAGCGACAGACGGCCCAGGGCGCGGCCGGCGGTGCGGGCGCGGCGGGAGCCGCAGGCGGAGCCGGTGCGCCGTGGCCTCCGCGCGCGACGGTGACGACCCAGTTCCGGCACTCGCTTCTCCCGGTCGGCGGGACGGGCGGGCCGGACGAGCGGTTCGAGCCGCGGCCGGTGGTCCCGCCGCCCGGACACCCGAGCTACCCCGGCGGCACGCGCGTCGTGCTGATGGAGACGACGGAGGAAGGGAAGCAGGTCACAGTCCCGCTCCACACCGACCCGCGGCTGGTGCTCGCGAACAAGGGCCCGTCGTCGTCCTACGGCACGCCGGTGTGCGAGGTGACGGACCGCGGGGACATCTCCGAGAACCGGACGGCGCCGCTGCACACGTTCCTGCGGGTCGTGTCGGGCCCGACGAAGGCGGGAGAGCGCGGCCCGAACACGCTGGCGTGGCAGATCGGGTTCAGCGGTCGCAAGGACGCTCTGGCGGGCATGGTCGCGGAGAACGGCTACGCGAACGAGGACGTGCCGCGCCTCGCGCGCGTCTCGCGCATCGACGGCGGCCCGTTCGACGCGATGGGCCCGAAGTGCAAGCACCGCCTGGGCACGGACTCCGAAGGCTCGGCGGTGAACCCGCTGCACTTCGGCGTGGAGACGCTGTTCCACTGGGCCGACAAAGACCCGATGCACGACGGGCCGCTCGCGTTCACGATCGAGGACGTCCCCGAGGCGACGTTCGTTGGCTACCCGCAGCAGGTCCGGTTCGGGTGGGACCGAACGTGGATCTACACGAACGCGGGCCGGACGTTCCGCGGCGCGTGGCAGTGGTTCACGCGCGCCGTCGTCGGGACGACCGCGCCGCCGGACCAGCCGCCGCCGCGAGGCCCGATCACGCCGAGCGATCCCCCGCCGGTGCCGCCGATCCCGGGCCCGAACCCGCCGCCGGTGCCCGGCCCGATCACCCCGCGGGGCCCGACGATCCAGACGGACGGGACGCGGTCTCTCGCGCCGCGCGATCACGCATCGACGGCGTTCGCGCTCGGCGTCCCGGCGCTGGTCTTCCGGGCCCGCCGCGTGGCCGTGGGCGCGCCGGACACGGCGTACAACGTCGGGGCCACCCCGGACGAGATCTCGGCCTACGAACGCACCGCGCCGGCCGTGCTGCGCGTCGAGGCGTTCGGCGAGCAGTCCGCCACGGACTTCGTGCGCACGCAGGAGCCGGGCCGCTCGACGCACCGGGCGGGCACCGCGGACGGCGGCGTGTGGCACTTCGTGCCGGAGGTCGCGCTCGAGGACTCGTCGGTCGGCTTCACGAGCGACTCGAACCGCACGGTGTCGTCGGCGACGGTCGGCTACGGTCCCGGCGTCGCGGTGGTGTTCGGCACCCCGTCCACAACGACGGGCGGCGCGGCCGAAGGCGTGCGCGTGAAGCACGACGGAAGCGGCGCGGCGAAGGTCGCGGCGTCCACCGACGGCGCGACGTGGACGGATCTCGTCCGCTACACCGAGGACGGCACGAACTTCAAGGCCCCTTTGTCGATCGACGACGGGAAGGACATCGCCGTCGCCACGACGACCGGCACGAAGATCGGCACCGGGACGACGCAGAAGATCGGCTTCTGGAACGCGACGCCGGTGCCGCAGTTTGGCGCGACGACGGGCACGACCGCCGGCTTCGTGGCCGGGTCGTCGGACCCCGTGCTGAAGGACTCCACGTTCACCGGGGACAATGGCACCAAGGCGTACACGATCGGGGACATCGTCAAGGCCCTGAAGGCGGCTGGAATCATGGCCGCATCGTAGCCCTTGCGTCCTCGGCCGAGAGTGGTAGGCATCGACCGACACGGAGGACTCACAGATGGCAGAGCACGATCGAATTGGACCGCCGGACAAGAGCGGCGCCGCCGTCGAGTCTTTCGGCAACGGGTCGGGCGCGGGAAACACGCTCACGACATCGTGGGTGGCGGGCGTCGGCGTGGACGTCAAGCGCCGCTCCGGCGCGACGATCCGCGTGAAGTACGTCAAGGGCTCCGAGACGACGGCCCGTGTGCGCGTGATGGTCGCGAAGTCCGTGACCGAGCCCGCGTCCGACTCCGCTCTCTGGACCGTCGCCGGGGAACTCGGGACCGCGTCGAGCGGCGTTCGAGCGCTTCAGAAGGGCGAGGTGTCGCTCACTCCAGCCGACTACGACGCAACGGACTACGTCGTGTTCGACGTCGCCTGCCGCGGAGCCGACTGGCTGCGCGTGGACGGGAAGTACGTCGGCGGCTCGGCGCCTGGGACGCTCTACGGCGAGGTTTGGGGCGCCTGGGGGCTCTAGAGGCCCGTGGCACACGTCGAGCCATCAGCGTACCCGTTCGGCTCCTCTGGTGGCTCGGGAGGCGGCGGCGGAAGCGTCAACAGCGTAACGGCTGGGAACGCTTCGATCACGGTCGGCGGCACGGCGACGGACCCGACGATCGTCCTCGGCGACACGATCGCGAATCGCCCGACGTTCAACTCCGGCGCTGCGACGTCTCCGTTTCAGATCGGCGGTTCGTCCGTTGACGTCCTCGTATCGCGCCTGAACGCCGACCTGCTCGACGGGTTGAGTTCGGCGGCGTTCGCGCTCTCCTCGCACACGCACGCGGCATCGGACATCGTCTCCGGCACGTTCGGCCTCTCACGCGGCGGCACGGCGGCGGATCTCTCCGCGACCGGCGGCACGTCGAAGCTGGTGTGGCAGGAGTCTGCCGGCGCGGCGTTCACGGTGCGCGTCCTCGCGTCGGCGGATCTGCCGGACGGCGGCGTGACGCTCGCGAAGATGGCGAACCTGGCGCAGGACCAGTTCATCGTCCGGACGACGGCCTCGACGGGCGTGCCCGAGACGGCGACGGTGACCGCGGCGGCGCGCACGGTGCTGGACGACACGACGGTCGCGGCGATGGTGGACACGCTCGGCGGCGCGGCGTCCACGGGCACGGGCGGGCTCGTGCGGTCCACGTCGCCGACGCTGGTGACTCCGGCGCTCGGGACTCCGGCGAGCGGGACGCTGACGAACTGCACCGGATACCCCACCGGCGCGTCGGACGTGACGCTCTCCGAGAACGTGGGGATGTACCTCGACGAGTCGCTGTCGGCCGACGGCAAGTGGACCGGCATCGTCGTCGCGGGGACCGCTGGGGCGGCGCTCGCGTTCGGTGAGGTCTGCTACCTCGCGGTGGCTGACTCGCGGTGGGAGCTGGCGGACGCGGACGCGGCCTCGACGAGCGGGGACGTGCAGCTCGGCATCTGCGTGTTGGCGGCGGCGGCCGACGGGAGCGCCACGAAGATGCTTCTGTTCGGGACGATCCGCGCGGACGCGAAGTTCCCGACGCTGACGATCGGCGCGCCGGTGCATCTGTCGGGGACCGCGGGCGCGGTGCAGGTCGCAGCGCCGACGACGACGGACTCGGTGACGCGGCGGCTCGGGTTCGCTCTGACGGCGGACTCGTTCATGTTCAACCCGTCGCCGGACTATTACACGCACACGTGAGGGGTCGCAGATGAACACGAACTGGACCGCGAACCTCGACGCCGTGAAGACGGACGGCGGCAACGTCGTCGCGACGATCACGTTCACGCACGCCGTCACGAAGGAGGCGATCACCGAGAAGCTCCGCGCCGACGATCTGACCGACGCGCGGGTGGCGGAGTTCGCGTTCCAGCGGATCGCGTCGCTGGAGTCGCGTGACACGTCGAAGTCGGTGCTGACCATCGGACCGATCACGCCGAAGGCGCCGAGGAAGGCAATCCCCTAGTGGCGTTCGCACTCGTCAGCTCGAACAAGGGGTCGGCAAGCGACACCGCGACCACCACCGCGATCGACTCGACGGGGGCGGACCTCCTCGTCATCGGGATCACCGCGGACAACGGCGCCGCGACCATCGGGACGCCGACGGACTCGAAGTCCAACACTTGGCTCGCTTGCACCGACCAGTCGGTCTCCTCGTCGGTCGCCGGTCTCCGCTACGCCGAGTCGCCCACGGTCGGATCGTCGCACACGGCGTCGTACACCACGGTCAACAAGTTCCCGGCGATGGCGCTTCTCGCGTTCAGCGGGGCGAAGGCGTCCAGCGCGCTCGACCAGCAGAACCGGAACAGCGGCACCGGGACGAACTCGCGGACGCCGGGGAGCATCACCCCGAGCGAGGACAACTGCCTCATCGTCACAGTCCTCAACTTTGAAGGCACCATCGCCGGACTCTCGATCGACTCCGGGTTCACCATCGTCCAGTCCAGCGACTTCCTCGCGAACGGCGAGGGCTTCGCCATCGCCTACAAGGTGCAGACGACCGCTGCAGCGGTGAACCCGACGTGGTCGTGGACGACGAACCGCCCGTCTTCTGCGGTCATCGCGAGCTTCAAGTCGGCGGCGGCAGCGTCATCCATCAAGACCATCAACGGCCTCGCGCGCGCCAGCGTGAAGACGATCAACGGACTCGCCATCGCATCGGTCAAGAAGTTCCTCGGACTCGCGTAAGGAGAAACCCATGCTCGGACTCGTCAAGGCTTCCACTCTCGCCGCGGCTCAGGCGCAGATCGACCAACTGGCGGCCGAACTCGA